GCGTCTTGCGGCATGTACTGCTGCGGCATGTAGGACTGCGGTGCTTGGCGCTGCGGTGCTTGCAGCATGGGCGGCGTGTAGGACTGGCGCGGGCTAAGTAGGCCGCCCATGTACTGATTCATCATCGCCGCGGTGCGCGAGTTGCCGCTGTATTGCGGGAAACGCTGCCCGCCGCCGAATAGGCTCGGACGCTGCGCCATGCCGCCGAAGTTGCCAAGCAAGCCGCCCCCCGGTTGCGCGTACTGTTGCGACAGGTAGTTGCCGAGAATGTCGGAGTAGTTCATCGCCGCCCCCTTAGTAAACAAACCCGTTGCGAAGCTGGTAAGCCGCGTCGTTGTTAAACCCGGCCATGTCCGCGCTCGACGGCCCGCTTGCAAACGGGTTGCTGCCACCAAGCAGGCCAAACCCGCGAGCCACACCAAGCCCGCCAGCAGCGCCGCCGAGCGTGCCCATAAACGGGCTGACTGACTGCGAGCTCGTAGCAGTCCTGCCAAGATTTGGATTGAACATGCTAGCGAACGTGTCGAGTTGCTTGTACGGGTACTGCTGCGCTTCTTGGAACTGGCTGTAGTCGTCGGCGATGTACTGCTGGCCAAGCGCCTGCTGCTGTGCGCCAATGCCCTGCAATGCGTTGGCGTTGTTGAACCCGTACGCCTGCTGTGCGCCTGCAAACCCCGGTGCTGCCATCGTGGCGCTTTGTTGGCGTCCGCGCTCGGCCTGATAGTTGCCGCCGTAGAATTGATTTGCAAACGATCCGAGCGAGTCGCCAAACGCCCGCCCCTGTGCGCCCGCAAGCTCGCTCTGTGCGCTGCCGCCGAATGCGCCACCGAAGCCAGCCGCCGCATTCGTCTGCGCCCCAGTACCCATCTTGTATGCGTCAGCCATGCGGCCCGCTGCGGCGTCGTATGTGCCCTTGAGCCACGGATTAGAGTCGGGCGACAGGTAGTCGCCGGCGATCGTCTTGGATAGCTGATTCTCGGCTTGGCCGAAAAGCGGCGAGTAGGTGCCCGCCTGCTGCCGGGTCATGTCCATGCCCGCAAGCTGATCTTCGGTAAACGGTGCCACGCGGCTATTGCCGTAGGGCGTGTATGGGATCTGGCTGGTCTGCGCCACTTGCTCGGCGTACTGCGGACCGTAGGCTTCCAGCCACGACGGCAGCGATTGCGTAGCGGTGGTCTGGCCGCCTGACTTTGCGCCCCTGTTGCCGAGCAGGCCGCCGAGCAACGACGCGCCGATACTGAATGGATCGAATGCCATTTTTCAATTCCCCGTAAGAGTTCGCATGGGCAGCCAGGTGCCCGGTGTGCCCGATGCGGTGCAGATCCAGCCCGCAATGACGTACTTGCTGCCGCCGCTGCCCAGCTCCGTCGGCGTGCTGTTTCGCACGATGTCGCCCTGCGCCCAATCGCCGGTAGTCGGCGCTGCGGTCATCGCCCCGTGCGAGACAGCGATGCGGCCTTCGGTCACGCCGTTGAGTTGCCGCGCAATGTTGGCAAAAAGTGTTTTGATCGAAACGGTAAACGTTGGCCCGGTAGCGGGCGGCACTGCCGGGTCTTCGTAGATTCTCATTCGGCACTCGCGGGGATAAGCTCGATGTCCAGCCCCGAAAGCTCAAACGGCCCGGTGTTGGTGATCTCGAGCTGATGCCACCGCGCCTCGGCCAGCATGTCGAAGCGGTTGTCAGTGAAGTCGGATACCGACCAGAGCGTCGTTGGGTCGCCGATGGAGTCGCTGACGTATAGATTCAGCGATGCCGCGCTCGGCTCGGTGAAGTGCCTGGGGCGCACTCGGCGCATCAGCGACACGCTGCCATCGGTGCCGAAGTAGCCTGTGCGATACACCGAAGTCGCCGCCGCGCCGTTGATGGTGGCGATCTTGTTGCCGGTGGTGACGATGGCCGGCGCTTCCATCTCCGCGTCTGAAAACAGTTCGTCGTAACTCGCGCTGCTGATGTCGTCGTATGTCGCGCCGACTGCCGGCACGTTTGCAAAGGTTGCCGATGGGGTGATGTATTGCAGGCCAAACGCCGCCAAGTAGTCGCGCCCCCTGCCCCACTTATTGGTACGGTAGGAGTAGATCAGACAGTCGTTTAGCGATCCGGTTGATTCGGAGTTAGCAAACAGCACATAGACCGCGCCCGCTGCCTTGTCCACTACACAGGCAGTCTTGTCGCGGTAGGTCGGGTTGAGCTTCTGGTAAAACCAACGCGTGACCAACCCGTCGCCGATTGGCACAGGGCGCGTGCCGTCGAAAACGTACATGTTGCGCGGGCCGACGATGAAGTGCGCGGGCGCTCCGTCTTTGACGATGTTGCAGACCGCAAACTTGCCCACGCATCCGGCATCGCCCGGCACGAGCTGCCATGTCCACCAATACGGCGGCCCGCCATTGGTGCCGAGATACACGCCGGTTGATTTGTAGGCAACGCACTGCTCGCCGAGTGCCTTGGCAGCACGCACAGGCCCCGGCGTCTGATAGAAGCGCCCGCGCACGCTGCCCGTGGCAATATCGGGCGTCCAGTCGGTGACATTGCTCTGCGCCGAAGTCCACCACCCGTCGCGGTAGTCCCAGCTCGATCCGTCCGACACGTTGAAGGCCAGAGCAAACAGTCCCGCGACTTCCACGATCTCCGCACGCGGCGCGCCACTGATGTCGGCAAACAAGCTGCCGGTCGAGACTTGCATCACCGTGCCCGAGTTGGCCGCAAGCGCCTGGTTGCCGAAGGTTGCGAAGTACCAGGTGCTGGACGCCGGACACGAGTACGCACTGGCCGATCTGGTGACCACCGCCCATGTCGTGCCGCTGGTGCTGTACAGCGCGACGGCGGTGCCCGCATAGAGCGTCTTGGAGCTATCTACGCGCTCCACAGTGGCCGCGCCGATGCAGGTAGCGGCGAGCGTATCAATCCCCGCGTCCGCAGCCGTAGGAGCCGCTTTTATGCCGCGCTCGACAGGGATGATGCCGGTCGCGTCCAGCAGCACGCCGACCGCTGCCGGATCAGCGTCCGGGGCGAAGGTGGCAAGGTTAAGCAGCATCAGCCGAACCTGATATCGAATGCCGCCGGGTTGATCGGCAGATCATTGCGCTTGTGCCACGACGCCGAGTTCTCGAAGTTCCGCAGCTCGTTGCGGTTGATTTCGTCAATCCTCGCAATCGTCATCTGCTCATAAGCCACTAGCCGAGAGTCGTCCATGACAAACTTTCGGGCCTCGGCGAGCGATGCCATGAGATACACGTCAAAGTAGTCTTGCAGCAGCCAATTCGTGTCGCTGTCTGCAACGAAGTCGGCCAGCTTTGCGGTGTAGATAAACGTTGCCGATACCGTGTCTGCCGGGTAGAGCTGAATCAGGTTGTTGGCAATCGTGTAGATATTCTGGTCTGGTCTATCGCCGCCATCTTGGATCGCACGCATGTCGGCGGCGGTTGCGGCTTTGTATTCGGTGGTGCCATTGGTGAGCGATATCGCAGCGCGAAAGTTTGCGGGCTTTGTTGCGGTGCCAGCAGTAAACGACAGCGACGTTGACGCCTCAAACCTCGGTGACTTGACGTTTCGATTAAAGCGAGCCGTTGCGAACTGGATAAAGCCAGGAATCCGCGCCGTCGTGTCATTGCGATGCAGCCAGCCGGCCACCTCGGTCTTCAGATCCGCGTATGTCGAAAGCGCCATTTTTCCCCCAGAGATGAGCGGGGCTAGCCTTGTGAGCCAGCCCCGGTGTTACTCAACACTCAGACGGGTTAGCCGTCAGCGTGCAGACGCGCTGCGAGTTGGGCACGCAGGGTCTTGTAGCCGTACAGCACATCAATCCGGCAGGGGAACTGGTCGGTCGAGATGACGTACTGGCGCACGGTCCGCATCGAGATGCCGTCGTAGACCTCACGAGCGGCAAAGTCCACGCCTTTGGGCATCACCAGGTCGGCGGTGGCAAAGGTGAACGCATCGCGGTGATAGACCATGCTCGGGGTGAGCTGCTCCGCATTGCCTGCGCCGACTTTGACGATTGCCGAGCTGTTTGCCATACCGGCAGCAACGACGTTCTGCAAAGCGCCAGAGGTGTACAGAGCAGGCGCAAAGGACATCGCACCAGCGCCCGAG